TTCAGCCTCAGCATTCAGACCGTGGATTGCCTTGAGGTCCTGTGCCAGTTCCAAGGAGTACTCAGCTTTGAGTGCTCTGGACTTCGCAGTAACAGTGACTTTCTCGATCGAGAAGGCCATCTGGTTGAAGGCGTTAGAACCAGTATCCAATTTCTCGGCATCGTCGGTTCTCATGCCCTGACCGACATTGTATCCAGTGGAGGATGCGGTGCCAGTTGGGTTCAGAACGGAAGGATTAGTTCCTGACTGGACAGTAGTACCCAGACCTGCATTGACATCAGACATGCCGTTGGTCAGGTCGAATCCTGCATCCTGTCCAGAGAATGCGGAATCTACTTCATCGAAGAAGGTCTCATCGCCGTCCTGAGTCTTGTACTTAGAACGCATTGCGAAGATGAGTCCAGTAGGACCGGACATTGGCTGAACACCTGCGAGGTCATATGCGACCAGGTTAGGCATTGAGCGACGGATCAGGGAGATCAGAACAGGGTCGAAACCTGCAACTGTCTGACCACCTGAAGAGGTATATCCACCATTACCAACAGAGTTGGTAGGTTGCTCGTTAAGCATACCACCTTCGTTGAAGGCAGATTGCTCACGGAGGAATTTTTCTTGGTTTTCCAGCAGGACTGCGGTTACAGCTCTACGATGAGAATCTTGGATCTCAGCGCAACCCTCATGATTGAGGAGAGGTGCCCACTTTTCCTGCAACTGTTCGGATTGGAACATTTGCTTTAAAGGGTAATGTTTGCGTTTGATTTAATGTTGAATTCAGGAGTTGCCAAAAGAACCCAGGGTTCTCAGGTATGCAGCCATGGAATCAGATACTGAAGGAGCATCTGAATTGTCTACACCCTCAGAAAGGGTTTCAGTTTTAGCAGAGGAAGACTCTTTCTTGGAGTTGAAATACGACTCCTTGAGTGTTTCCAGTTTTTCACGATATTGATCTTCACTTTCAAACTCAACACTTTCGGAAAGTGAGGCGAGCTTTTCCTTCTGAGTGGATGCGAGTCCTTCAGAAACATCATCGAGGATACCTTCTGCAACAGACTCGGAAAGTCTGCCATTCAGAGCAATATTTTTCTCGATTTGCTCATTGAGTTTTGTCTCCATATCATCAAGTTTTTCTACCATGCTCTCAAGTACATCATACTTATCTTCAGGAATAGTTACATAATGTTCTTCAAAAAGACCCTTCATTCCTTCAAGGAATGATTCGGTCATTTCGGTCTTCAGACCGTTCTCAACTGCGAGTGCATTTTCTTCAATCCACTCGTCAGCAACATACTCAAGATAAGAATCAACACGTTCTGCGAGTGATTCTTTTGCTGCTTCGATTTCCTCAGCAAGCTTCTCTTGATACTGTACTTCCAGACCCTCTTTGATTTCAGCAACCTTGGCATTGATTGCTGCTTCAAAGATAGTCTTTGCTTTCTCTTTAAATTCTTCGGAAAGTTCTTCACCACCGAGGAGAGCATTAACATCTTCTTCCATGTCATACTCAACAACAACTTCTTCTTCAGTAGTTTCTTCTTCAGCAACTACTTCGTCAGTTGTTACCTCTTCCTCTTCGATGGTATCTTCGGTGGAGAGTTCTTCTTCTTCCTTCATTTTTTTCATGGGGTCTGCAGCTTTTGCTCCTTTATTGACTACATCCTTTACTTGCTTAAGAGTGCCGCCAGGAGTATTCAGCTTTGCTGAATCATCGTCGGGTCTATAGTTTTCTGGAGTAGGACCACCAAGATCCTCAACACTGCCTAACTGAGTGCCAGGATCTGCCATCTTGGGCATAGGATCTCCAGCTTTTGCTCCAGCATTAACAGCGGTGCGGGATTGCTGTGTCTTTACTTCCATTTCTTGTAATTTTTTACCACGAGACATTTGAACTCTCCGTTTTTCCGTTATTTAAAACTATATTTATTTATAAAATTAAAGATTAGAAAGGAAATCATTAAACAAGCTTAACTTTTTCTCATCAAGCTGTTTTTGAGTTACCAGAGTATTGATTTCTTTATAAGTTTTTTCTGCATACTTCTCACGAAGAATGCCACCATCCCATACCCACTCTTTACCTTCCATAATTCCCTCAACAAATGCATCGGGAGCGGAAGGATCAGCAACAATATCAGCAGCAGTTGCTAACATAAAATCATCACCAACGATGTTAACACCCTCACGGGTCATCTTTAATGAACCAATTCCACGGGAAGAAACACCGAGTTTTACTCCTTCTTCAATCAAAGAAGATGCAATCTTACCCATTGGGGTATTGAGGAGTTTTGCTTTACCAATAAAGTTTGAACCACTCTCTTTTAGAGATACAATCTTATGTGAAACTCTATCAAGATTAACGGTAGGACCATCAGGATGACCAAGTTCACCAAGTGCTCTACCTGCTTGAACATGATTTTCATTATATCGAGAAACTTCTTTACGAAGAGTTTCCATAGGATACATACGACCATTACGGTTTTTGATGTTACCCTGAAGGAATACACCCTCAATATACATTGATTTCTTGCCGTTCTTTTGTTCGACAAGGAATTCAACTGATTCGATTTCTTCTCTGATGAGTTTCATTTGATTAACCTGTAAATCCTACTTTAAATCCTTTTACGTTTGAAGAAGATGCAGAGATAACAGAATCTCCGGCTTTCTCAAAAAATTCAACGCGATCATCTGGAAGAGTTACAGTGGCAGTGCTGATATAACCACCGGTACTGCTTTTGGCGATACTAACTGTTGCATCTGCACCAGAAAGATTGATAACTCTAACTACAGTCGCATTATCTAAAGTTGTAGCACTATTAAGTGCAACCTCAGATCCAGTACCAATTAATAAAGTTCTGGCCATTTGCTTTATAGTTCCTAATATGAGTTATTTATAATTCAAACACCATCACTGGTTTCAAGTTCTTCATCACCAACTTCAATTTCATCTTCTACCTCAATAGCATCTTCACCAGAAAACAGTGAATTTGCTACGATGGGACGAAATGCATCAACTCTTTCTGCAGACTTTGCATAGAGAACATCTTTGATAGCATCACTAATTTGAGATGGTGACTCATCAGCAATGATCATATCTAAAAGGTCATCCATTTAATTGTATAGTATACGACTATTGGTATTTATATCTCACCACCTTTAGGTAATTCTATGGGTTCGGCAGCAGATGCATCAATCTCAGGTTCCATTTGTGGTTTACCTAAATCCATACCTGCTGCACTATCTAAAGGTTGACCAGTTTCTGGATCAACTGGTGCAGCTGGATCTGGAATAATTCCTGCTTCTATTTCTGCTTCAATCAATTTATCTTGTTCAAGAATTTCCATATCAGTTTGACGCAGAATCTTACGACGAACGTAATCTTGAGAGTAATACTTACCGATATATGGTTCTGCTGTTGCTGCCAGGGACAGTCTCTCATTCAGGAGTTCTGCTTCTTTCAGTTCAGAGAAGTGATTATCGTAGAGAAAATCATACTGAATATGCTCACTCATCATCTCCCAGTCTTCTGGAGTACAAATATTCTTAAGAATAAGTTGAGTTTTGAGCATATCATTGAACATATTTGAGAATCTCTTTCTCAGACGTGCCACAAACTTAGTGAACTTCAGTTCGTCTCTTAGAATCTCAGAAGATCTCCCCAAGTTAAACCCACCTTCTCCATCCATTCTTGATGGGGGAACATTAAGCGAACGGTAGAGTTTCTTCTTAAAGTATTCAATATCAGTGATTTCTCCAAGGTTTTGTCCACCTGGGAGTGTTGAAATTTCTGTTCCTCGTCCACCTTCCCTCCTGGGCAGCCAGAAATCTTCTAGCATTGCCATGTATTTTTTATCGTCACGGATTTCACCCGTGTTTGCATCATAAACAAGTTTGTTACGATAACGCATCATCACATCACGCAGATATTGTTCTGCTTTGACCTTGGGAAGATTGCCAACATCAATATAGAAAATTCTACGTTCTGGTGCTCTACTTAAACGATAGATGACCAGAGAGTCTTCAATCATTCTAAGTTGATTGAGAGACTTAATTGCTTTGTGTAGATATGAAAGAGTTGATCCCTTATTTCTATCTACTAGACCAGAAGTACAATATGTGATTGCATCTTTTGCAATCTTGATGCCTTGAGATGCACCAGTTTGCATTGGGTTGCCAGTAGGATATACTGACTTGGGATTATAGATAAAGTATTCTTCAATCTCAGGGAAGTCATAATCCATAGGATTATCACTCTTGAGTTGTGCTACTGCTCTTGCACCTTTTTCGCCATCTTTCTTCTTCTGTTGTCTTACATAACGCATTTTCATTGCGTCAATATAACGAAGTTCTTGAATACCCTCTTGAGGATTCTTCAAGTCAATGATTTTATGATAGTAAATGCGACCATCAATATACCAGTTACGGTAGATTTCATGTGCTTTTTTATCAAAATCTAAAAGATCAAGGATATACTTAAACTCTTTACGAATTTTATTTTTAATGCCATCACTAGCATTAAGGTTTGA